ATAAAACTAAAGAAGAGCTTTAAGAAATTTACAACTCAAGAGTTCAAACTATGAGGGCTGATGTTGATGAAAATGGTTTAGATAAATTTCAACAAATAAGTAAACAGGTATCAATTCATCAAAAGAATAAATCTCCAGAAGAGAAGAAGAAATCTAGACAGAAGCAAAAAGAAACAAGAATTCAAAAATATGGTAGATATGTAGATGGTGAAAAAATATCATCTACCATAAAAAATAAGTCCACCGAAGAAAAAGAAAGAATACGGAAACTAGAATTTGCGACTAAAGTACAAAATGGTAACGCTAAAATATATCAATTTTTTGATTCTGATGGTAAATTTCAATTTGAAAATGATTGTGGAATTGAAGTGTTTTTGAAGATGAATGATTTACCTAGAGCTTTTATGAGACTATCTATTCTTAAATGGAGTATTGATAGTAAACGTCAGATTAATGTTAAGAAGAATTTACATCATTTAAAATATAGTGGATGGTTTATGAAGGAGAAGGAGTTTTAAAACTCCTTCTATCATTATAGTATTTCAGTAACGTCTTGTCCCGAAGCGGAAATAATAGACTGAAGCACCACCTCTCTTACGTGCCCAATAGGAGTAAATGCAACTGTACAAACTAATCTCTGTTGATTTATCACTGGGCTAGGATTATTCTGTTCTGAACAAATTACTTTCCAACCGGCTTCAACACCTCTGCCAGCTTCAACAGAAGACATAAATTGTCTCAATTGCGCCGAAATTAATGCTCTTGTAATATCATCATTTTGCTCAAACAATTTGAAGTATAAGAACATTCTATTTGCTCTCCAAATATGGATACAAAGCTCTCTAGTAGTTTCAAGTTGTAATTGAGACTTAACTGATGTATAGTTATTAGTCCAAGCAACTAATTTTCCAACGCCTGCTTTATTAATTACTGAGTTTGCTTTATTCTTATTCAAGATAATCTGATAAGAAGGTTTAGGATTGATTGCTAACTTAATAACATCTCTAAACTGAATATTTGGACCTGCAGCAGCAAACCAAGGATTAGCTGTTAAGTTCTTTAAAATTCTAAGACCAACAACATCACCAGAAAGTGAAATCCATCTTGATTTTTTATTATACTTATCATAAACAAGACCACAGTTAGCATAAAAAGATGCATAAGTAGTATTTACATTCAAAGTTGTTCCTGTATATTCTACTAAATCATCCACTGCATCGGTAATAGTTTTACTAATAAGCATTGATGGTTCAGGTGACCATCTCATAGAGCAATCTTTTCTAGATTCGCAAAGTGTAATCATCTCGCTAATAACTTCTTTATGTCCGATAAAGTAGTTAACATCAACATTATCAGAATCTTCAAATAGTTCTAAACCATCTTGATAATCTGCTGTAACCGGAGCAACAATAGCATTTTTCTTAAACTCTGTTGCTTCAAACGAGAATGGCATTCCAGTAACTGCTGAATTGACATATGCTAAGATATATGCAGATTCTTTATTAATTTTATTCATAATATACGTATCCATACCAAAACCATCAACATTTCCAGCAATCATATCACATACAAATTTCTCAAGAATGTTGTTATCAGCATCTAAAACTGCTATAGCAACTTCACTTGCTGATGTCGGAACATCTTCAAAATTATCTTTAAATAATACACCATTTATAATCTCAGCTGTTGCAAAATCTGATGCTTTACAAAGTGCTACTTTATATTTAATAAGAGTAGGATATTTAGTAAAGAATTTAACTTTAGTAATTGTATCGTCACCAGTATTTATAATTGAGTGTTTATCAAAAACAATTGTGGCATCAAGTGCTTGGTCTTCGTTATCAATTCTTTGAGTAGTTAAGTCGGTTGCATTACAAAGAGCTGTTGTGGTAACGGCTAAAGCACCATTAAATGACCCTGTACCGGTTACACGAACAACTTTAGCAGTTCCCGAAAGTTCTCCATCTTTATATAAGAAAGCTCTTTGAACTTGAAACCATTCATTGTAGTTAGTATCTGTTGGCTCGCCAAAGATATCTACATATGTATCTGCTCCTGCAAATGTTTGAATCATATTCACTGGACCAGTTTGAGCTGAAATTAATGCTCCGAATGTTAGTGCTGACTCTGGAGAAACTGTTTGTGATACATCTGTTTCGACATAACTTACGTTTGCATAACCTTTAGGTTGCGGTATAGAAGCTAGTAAACCCATGTTTTATTTCCTTTTCTTTAAGTTTTAGGTACTAAAATGTACCATTTTAATTATTTATTTTAAAGACCAGAATAAATAGTTATGTAAGACGGATGAAAAAGTTTCCCTCCCTTCTTTTTCATCCGCAGCTTCGTTTTATGTACTTCTAAGTTACAATTCAATACAATTATGTTAGAAATAGAAAAGGACAAAAGATATGAAAAGAAATAGAAACATTCTTCTTTCTTATCAAAGAGAGATTAAGATGACTGAGTCAGTGGTTAAGTCAAAGAAGACTTATAAAAGAAATGAAAAACATAAAAATCAAAAAGAGGAGAATTAAATGAAAAAAGTATTATTAAGTGTTTTAACAACATCAAGTTATTTGGAATGGGTGCAGATACTGTAGAGTCTCTTTCAATTTGTAAAGGTAAAGATAAAACTCTTCTAATTACAATTATTAAAGCAGAAGACAATAAAAATGATAGAGCAATTTTTATCAATGATTATGAAGCTTTATCAAATGCTGAAGTAGAATATTTTATTCCTATACAAAATCCAAAGTCTCTGAGAACTGTAAAATCAATTGAAAAATGGACGTCTGAAATGTTTGGAAGAGTTTATTGCGCACCTATTGATGAAGATACTGTTCAATTAGAATTAGATAAGCAAAACAGAGGGGAGTAATACAATCCCCTCGTATTTTGTTTTTAGACGATTTTGTCTACAGAGAAAGTAACATCAAACGATTTAATTGTATCTGACGATTCAGTAGACCAGTTAATTGGAGGCAATGCTTGAACCCAAACACCTGTCATTGTAAATGTATGTGTAATGTTATTTTGTGTATCTAATTGATTAGCAGTCATCTGAACTTTATAGTTTTCTTTTACGTCTAACCATTGAGACATAGCAGCATAAATTTCAGATGATTTTTGAGGCACTAAAAATTCACAATTCCATGTTGCATCTGTTACTTCATCACCTTTAATTCTATGAGTAATTCCTGAATGTTTTACTTCAATTTGACCTACATTTTTACCTGGTAAAGTTGTGGAACGTACTAAAATTGAAAGGTTTCTTACATCTCCAGATACGCCACCTGGTAATGTGAAGTTCACCCGAAATCTATTCTCGCGGCTAGCAGAATTTAAAACTTCTTCTAAAACTTGAATATTATCAGCCATTGTTATTTCCTTTTATAAGTATTTATTTTTAATTTGGCTTAATTGTAAAGCCTTTAGGTAATCCATTACCACCATTATTTACGCCAGTGCTGGAAACTTTTTTCTGTAATTGTCTATTTGTAAGTAACTTAGATTTTAATTCAGTTAATAACCTAAGATTTTGATTCTGTGAATTGATACATTCCATTCCTGTTTGAATAGCAGCTAAGTTTTCAGGTTGAACAGCAATAGTATCAAAAATTATTTTAGTTATTTTTTCCATTCTGTCTACGTTAGCTTCAAGAACTTTTCTAGCAGTCTTAAAATCTGCTGTAATATTTGCGTCTTCATCATCAGACAGTTCTTGAAAAACCACACCTTCAATGTCGTTAAAAGATGCTCTAGCATCTTCTATAATTTTTAATTTTTGGTCTTCGGTTAATGGAGAGTCGTCTAATGCAGTAGACATATTTTCTAATTCATAGCCAAACATTGATTCATCCTTTAATAAAAATTTTTTGATTCTTTATAAGTATTTATTAAAGAATGAAATCTTTATTTAGATTTAAGGATAATTTTACTATACTTATGAAAATTTATTGAGTTATGAGAGGTATGAATATGGATTATAATGTTGACGAGTATATCAAATACTTAGAAGATGAATTAGAAAAGCAGAAAAGAAATAATTTATTTCTTTCGGATATAGTTAGAAGAATGCGACCTCAAGTAAATAAATCAAGGAAGATAGCTGCAACAATTTATTGGGAATATAAAAGACATAAAATTAAAAACAAGAAAACTGATTTGTTTGAAGCATTTCTGATAGCTAGAAATTTATCAAAACAAAAGGTGTAGAATGAAGACTAATTATCAAAGATTAGATGATAGGAATCATATTCTTAAAAGACCATCTATGTATATTGGGGCTATGAATGAGGTTACTAGAATAGAAAAACTCATAGAAAATAGTCAAATTATAACAAAGGAAGTATCATACATTCCAGCATTTATGAAGATTATCAATGAAATTATAGATAATACTGTGGATGTTTTTATCAAATCAAAAGGAAAATATGCTAAACATGTAGATGTAGAGATTACAAACTATACAATTTCAGTAACAGATGATGGTAATGGTATCACTGTAACACAAACAGAAGATGGAATTTATATCCCAAAGCTTTGTTTTGGGTATGCTAAAGCTGGTAGCAACTTTGATGATGAAGAGGATAAAGTCAACATTGGTACTAATGGAGTAGGTTCATATGCCACTAACTGTTTTTCAACTTCTTTTGTAGTCGAGACATGTGATGGTAAAAATAGATATACTGGAATATGGTCAAAAAATGCTGAGTTTTTCGAAGAGAAAATTGAGACTTCTGACACTAAGCATACTGGTACTAAAGTGGAATTTAATCCTGATTTAGAGAGATTTGGTCTAGAACATATTACTGAAGTATATTATCAATTAGTCGAACAAAGATTAATAACTTTATCTATTATTTATGGAATGGAATTTACTTTAAATGGAAAGAAAATAACATTTACTAGAAAGAATTTTATATCATTGTTTGGAGAAGTTAATGAAGTATATGAAGAAGAAAAGTTCTTTATTGCTCTAACGCCGTCTCAAGATGATGATTTTACTTGTTTTACTGCCATTAATGGTCTAAATATGAAAGATGGAAATCATGTCGATTATGTTATGAATCTTATAGTATCCGAAATAAAAGATAAATTACCAAAGAAGTATAAAAATATTAAAAATGGAGATATTAAAAATAAACTTAATTTAATATTTTTTGGTAAAGATTTCCCACTATTAGTATTTGATTCGCAAACAAAAGAATCTTTAAAGAATTCAGCAAAAGAGATTTCAACTTATCTTGGAAATGATTGGAAAGTCCTTATAAAGAGTATTTTATCAAATAAAGATATTATAAAAAATATTACTGAATATTATGATTTGAAAGTTGAATTTGAAAATAGAAAGTCTCTTGAAAATTTAGTAAAGCCTGTAAAGAAGATTAGAATTGAGAAGTATAAGCCAGCAATCATAGAGAACACATACTTACTTGTAAGTGAAGGAAATTCTGCAGGTGCGAGTATCTTAGCTGGTACTGGAAGAGATTACTTCGGAGCATATCCATTGAAAGGAAAACCTCTTAATTGTCTCAAAGCATCTATACAGCAAATTAAAAAGAATCAAGAATTGAAGGACTTGTTAGAGATTATGGGAATTGACCTTGGTAAAGATTTGTCTCAGTTAAAAACGACATATGAATATCTTCTTTGTGCAGCAGATGCTGACTTAGATGGATTTTCAATCATAACTTTGACTATGAGCTTTTTCATGAAGTACTATCCAGAGTTTATTCAACAAGGGAGATTTAAGGTTCTTCAAACTCCAGTAATTATAATTTATAAGTCAGGAAAACCTTTTAAATACTTCTTAAACTTAGAATCATATAATGCCTTTTGTGAAAATGATAAGTCGAAGTATGATGTCAAGTATAAAAAGGGACTGGCATCAATCACAGAGCAAGAGTTTGAATGGTTATTTAGTAACGGTATAGAGCCGTTTATAGAAACACTTGTCTGGTGTGAGGAAACACTACTACGATATGAAGATTGGATGGGAGATGTTGTAGATAAGAGAAAAGAGTATCTTCAAGATAAATCATTTGATATTTTTAATATCTAAAACAAATAAATTAAATACTTAAAAGAGAGTGAGGGAATTGTGCTTATAACTGAACATTTAGATAAAAAACATTCATCATATTGTGTTTATGATAATTATAGAAGTATTGCATCTTTTATAGATGGTCAAAAACCATCTTCTAGAAAGATTGTGTATCATCTAAAAAATGTTAAAGAGTTCCAAAAGATAGACGCTCTAGCAAATAATACTGCCGGAGCAACTCAATATCTACATGGTGCTATTTCTCTTGAAGGTGTTATGAAAGGCATGTGTCAATCCTTTGCTGGTACTAATAACATCTCTTTAGTAGAATCTGAAGGTTATGTCGGTTATAGAGATGAACAAGAACCGGGAGCTTCAAGATATGTAAAAGCAAGAAGAGCAAAAATATCGGAGTTCATCTTCAGAAAAGAAGATGAAGATATTCTAACAAAACAAGAGTTTGAAGGAGATGAAATTGAGTATAAGTTTTTTCTTCCTATTATACCTCTTATTGCTGTTAATGGTTCCGAAGGCATCGGGCAAGGGTTTGCACATAAAATCATTCCGCGCGACCCGAAAGAAATCATTCAATATATCTTTGATAAACTTGATGAAAAAGAAACTTCTGAACTTCTTCCAAAATTTAAAGATTTTAAAACAGAAATAACTCAACTTTCAACAAAACAATTTTCAGTAATAGGGGCTTTAGAAGTTCAGAATACATCTACAATTGAAATAACTGAACTTCCTTTTACTTATGATTTAACTAAATATATTAAAATTTTAAATGAGCTTGAAGACCAAGGAATTATCAGGTCATTTAAAGATAAGTCAAAAAAGAACAATTTTCTCTTTGAAGTCAAAGTAACAAGAGCAGCTATTCAAAATAAGTCGTATGATGAAATTCTATCAATGTTTAAGCTGAAAACTACTATAACTGAAAATTATACTCTTTTAGATGAAAATAATAAAATTACTATCTTTGATGATATTTATCAGATTATTGATAGATATATTGATATACGTCTTCAAGGTTATAGAACCAGAAAGAAATTTAGGATTAAACAACTAGAAAGCGAAATCATAACTCTTCAAAACAAAGCTTCTTTCATAGAGGATGTAAACTCCGGAAAAATATCACTTAAACAAAAGAAAAGTGAATTAATTGAGAAGCTTCTTTCATTTAATTATCAAAAAATTAATTCAGATTATGAATACTTATTTTCAATAACTGCTCTTCAATTTACAGACGAAAAAGTAAATGAATTGAAGAAGAAGATAACAGAGTTACAAGATGAACTTAAACTTTATAGTGAAAAAGATATTAAAGATATTTGGAAAGAAGAACTTAAAGAATTGATGAAACAACTTGGAGAAAAACTAGAGACTCAAAAAGTAATAATTAAAAAACCTAAAAAGATAACGGAGGTACAGCAAAAAGAGATTTCAACTAAAGTAGAAATGCAAGATATACTAAGTTTATTTTAAGATTTGAAAGGAGTGCATGTGCACGAAAAACAAAAGGTAGTGTTTGATACAAATATACTTTTGGATAACCCTGAGGCATTATTAAGGGATGATATAGAAATAGTTCTCCCATATATTACACTTGCTGAATTGGATAAGTTGAAAAGAAATCCAGACCTTTCTTTTCCAGCTAGAAAAGCGATTAAGCTGATTAAAGAGCAGTTTGTCGGCGGTAAACTCAAAGTTGTTGATATTCCTAAAAATATAGAGACAAACGATGAGAAAATTGTCAAAGCTGCAAAAGATAATAACTGTAAACTATATTCAAATGATGTGGGTGCTTCTGTTATTGCTTTATTTAATGATGTTGAGTTATTTAATAACGATAAAATTGAATATGATGATAAGTATATTGGATATAGATATCTTCAAGTATCTGATGAAATTTATTATAACATGTTAAATAAAGTAAATGAATTACAACACCCTGAATTGGATGAAGTTCTAGAAGAACAACTTAAAGAAAATCCAATAGCTTTGAATGAGTATGTTATTTTTACTCCTGAAGATGGTTCTGCCAATTTAAGAATTTTTAAAAGAACAGTTGATAATTATTCATTTGTTCCAGATGGAAATAAAAATTTCAAAGGAATTTCAGATACATCAACTGGAAGAAAACTTCAATTTGGATTTTTACATCCAGAACAAGCAATTGCTTTTGATGCAGTATTTAATACAGATACACCATTAGCAGTTATTCATGGAAAGATAGGTTCTGGTAAGACTCTTATTTCTATGTTGGGAGCCTTGGCAAGAGTAGGTGGAAATAAGTCTCATAGAGTTTATGATAAAATTCTTCTTACAAGACCAAATAGACCAATTAGTAAAGCATATGAACTTGGATTTATGCCTGGTGATTTAAATGCTAAAATGTCTCAGTGGTTAGCTGGATTTACATCAAACTTAGAGTTTTTGTTTAATCATACTCTAGAAGACGTGAATAATGAAGTAGCAAAAAAGGTATTTGATGAATATTTTCAACCAATTGCTATTGAATCTATTCAAGGATTTTCATATAATAAGAAAATTATGATTGTGGACGAGGCACAGTTGCTGGACGTTGATGCTTTGAGGCAAGTAATGTCTAGATCGGCTAATGGTTCAAAATTAGTTCTTGTAATGGACACTAAACAAACATATGGTGCAAATAGAGGAAATGAAGGTTATAAGAAATTATTTCCTCATCTTAAGAATAATAGATTAGTGTCGTTCGTCAATCTTCAGAACATACAGAGAAGCGAATTAACATCTTTTGTCAATGACATTTTTGAATAAGAAAGGATAAAATATATGGAACTACCAATTGAAGAATTAAAGAAGATGATTCTTGGAGAGACTTTTGAAGATGACCATCGTAGAGTGATTAAAGATGGTGATGATATTCATGTTTATATTATTGACGAAATTGATGATATTTCAAATTATTCGCCGGAGCTAAAAGCAATTAACAGTGCTAAAGAAGGCGAAACTGTTTATGTTCATATCAATACTCCTGGTGGAAGTTTATATGCTGCAATTTCAATTGTAAATGCTTTGAAGAGATGTAAAGCTAAAACTGTTGCTCTTTGTGACCAAGCTTGCTCAGCTGGAACAATCATCACTCTTTCTTGTGATGAAGTGCATTTGACAGATATTACTGAATTTATGATTCATGATGTTTCATCTGGTAACTATGGAAATACTAGAGACAACAAAAAACTTATGGAACATCAAGAGAAGTACTTTAAACAAATTCTGAGAAATACTTATGTTGGATTTATGACTCCTCAAGAAATTGAAGATTTGGTTACTCATGGCGATACACTTTGGTTGTTTGGTGATGCTCTAATTGAGAGATTCAATAAATGGGCCGAAGAAAAAGGAAGAGAAGTTATAGTATATTAACTGTTAGAGGGTTAAAATCCCTCTAACTAAGGTTGATTAAAGGATAGTTATACTATACTTATTGAAAGATTTCATAAAAAGGGAGAAGAAAAAAATGGAATATAGACACTTAAGACAAAGAAGTAAATTTACTGGTGAAGTATCACAGTTTGGTGGTTTGACACTTGGATTTGAAAGAGTTCCTGAAGAGAATATTGTTATTTTTGCTGCAGCAATGTGTACTGATAATGATACATATTCAAAGCCATTAGGAAGACAAATTGTTGAAAAACGAATTGAAACGGATGGTATTGAAATTGAGCTATCAGATATCATTGAATGGATGGATATAAACTCTCATATCTACTTCAGAGGATTACAAAGATATAGAGTAGAGGGTATTCTTGAAGACTTAGATATATCTGAAATTCCTGTTAATGTTTTAACTGATTATGTCCTTCAGGTCTACTTTTCATGAAAGATAATGTAAAAGTTATTCAATCAAACATTCCATATCGTAAGCTGAATAAAAAACGTTCTACTTACGATATCTTAGAAGTAGATGGTGTTCGAGTAACTAGAGATTTAGATGATGCAAACCTTTCAGAAAGATATCGTCCTAGAGAAGTGTTTGACTTAAATGTTTCGGTAGAAATTGAGTCTATGTTGAATGGATTTATTGAAAAGAAGCATTTTCCAGATTTAATACTATACTCTATTCAAGGCGGTACTGGAAAGACATCAATTGCTCAAGTCCTTTCAATTAAACTAGGTTTTGAAACTATGTCAATTCCTTGTAATATTAATCGTGGCCTCGATGTAATTAAGAAAGATGTCGTTGGTTTTGCTCAGAATCTTTCAATGATGGGAGATAAGAAGATTGTTTCTCTAGAAGAAATTGGTGATATGACATCTACAGCTGTAGACTCATTGAAGTCAGTTATTGATAATTATAATCAAAATGTTCATATGGTTATTACCACCAATTCATTATCAAATATTTCTCAACCTCTTATGACTAGATTAAATTTGATAGATTTTAACAATATTACAGATGAGCAGAAGAAGATTGTTGCTCTAAAAGCATTCAAAAGACTTAAAGCAATATTAGATATTGAAGGCATTGATTATGAAATGCAAGACCTTCAAATGTATTTTAAAGCGCATTTTCCAAAATTCAGGTCAATGATGTTGAAATTAGAGACTTCAGTCATTAATGGAAAACTAGTTTTTAAACAATCCGACGATTCATCTAACTATGAAGAGGTTCTTGAATTTATCAATGGTGGTAAATTAGAGGAACTAGCAAAGATATCTGAGAAGGTGAACCAAGTTGATTTTACAACTTGGTTAAGCGCTAACTACCTCACACTAATATCAGATACCAATTCAATTGCTCCTATTATTATGTTGATTAATGATATGCAAAATTCAATTAATAGAAATGTTCCATTCCTAAGTATTTCTTTTATGGTTATGTGTAATGGTATGATTAAAGAAAAAATTAAGTTTAGAGTTTAAAAAAGACAAAGGGAGAAAGTATGCAAAACCATATAGATAAAATGAAGGAGATGTTCAATCTTCAAAAAAGATTGAACGAAGAGACAAATGGTCTTGATTGGAAGACTGGAGCCACAAATAAAGGAAGAGATATTGATTGGATGCTCTGTATTATTCAAGAATCCTCGGAACTAATCAATAGCTTTAATTGGAAACACTGGAAAAATATAGAAGCTAAACATGATTTTGAAAATGCTAAAGTTGAATTAGTAGATATTTGGCACTTTATGATGTCGGAAATTATTGCTTCTTTTGATGATTTGGAAGATGAATTCTTTGAACAATTAGCAAATGACTTTTATCTTGTTGATTCAGATATTTGTGATAGTAGTTCTTTCTGGTATCCAAGATAGTACATCTTTAGATGCTAAACGTGCTATTGAAAGTGCTAAATTATTGATGAGTGGTGCTTTAAATTATGAATTTGAAGATATTCTTAATGGATTTTTCAATTGTATGATATCGCTACAATTCACAACTGATGAATTATATGCTCTTTATATTGGAAAAAATGCTTTGAATAAGTTCAGACAAGACCATGGTTATAAAGAAGGAACATATATTAAAGAATGGAATGGTGAAGAAGATAATGTTGTTATGATGGATATTTTAAAATCAAACACAGATATTACATTTAATGAATTATTGTTAATGTTACAAGACAAATACCAACTAGTGAAAGGATAACTATATGGCTAAAGCTAAGAAAGAAAAGAAAGTAGCTGATTTAAATAACTCAGATACTAAAGAACTTCTTATCAGTTTTATTCAATCTATGCAAAAAGTAGAGAAGAATATCAAAACTTTATCTGAAGAAAAATCAGATATTATCAAAGAAATGAAAGATGAAGGTTTCAACACTAAATGCATCAATCAAGTTATTAGAGATATTCGTAAGCAGTTAGAGGCTACTCCTTCAGAAGAGTCAGAAAAAGAAATGTATTTCGATTTACTAGCAGACGCTGGTATCGTTGAAACAATTAAATAAATAATTCAAAGGAAAACAAAAGTATGGAAAATTATAACAGAGTAGTAGAATTGGCAAAAGAGATTGTTGCTCAAGCAGATAAGTTAGGTACTAAGTATACTAAATCAGGTTCTAAACAATTTAGAAATACTTTAGGAGAACTTAAAAAAGTTATTACTCCAGCAAGAGCTGAATTAGTAACAAAAGATAAGGAATAAAAGAATGATTAAAATTAGACAAGACCATCCAGTTCGCGGATATCAAATTCCAACTTTTGGAATGAGAGAACTTCATGATGGTGAACTTATTGATGAAACATCAAAATTAGGAGTTGCTTTATTAGCATATTTTCCTGGTATTTGTGTTTTAGAAGGTTCTGCGCCTGTAGTTGTTGAGGAAGTAAAAGTTCCTGAACCAGTTCTTCTAGTAGAAGAGCCTGAAGTAGCTGCTACTGTTGAAGAAGTTATTGAACCTGTAGTTCCGGTAGAAGTAGTTCCTGAACCTAAAAAGAAGTTCGGTAGAAAATAAAAATTATAGGAGAGTTTAAACTCTCCTATAAACTTTCACATAAAAGGGAAATTTGTGACATATAAAGAACTTACTGACCAACAAAAACAAGAATTAATAACTTACTTTGATTCAGACAATGGCACAATACCAAAAACTGAATTTATGACTGTTCTTTGTAATAAATATGGTATTAAATTAAGAACTGCTTATAATTGGAGAGCAAATATTATTTCTGAGATGTCTCCAGAAGAATTTGAAGAAACACAAAACACAAAACATAATATAGTTTCTCAAGAGTCTAAGACTATTTATAAACAATCTGAAGAGATAAAGTCTCTTAGAAGAGCATTAGAAGAAGCAAGAGAAGAAGTCCATCTTGCTGATAATCTGCATGATTTAATTAATAATATCAATGGTAGAAATATTGACCTTTCAAAATTGCCACAATGGATTTCAAAGACAAAAGATACCAACGATAACATTGTTCCTGTTATTTGTTTATCTGATTTACATATTGGCTCGGTTGTTAATCCAGCAGATATTAATTATGTAAATGAATATAATGTTACTATTGCCAGAGACAGAATCTTTAGTTTAGTTGACGATTTTATTGATATTTATGTCAATAAATTCTCTAAGTATAAGTATGATGGTGTTGTATGTATACTTGGCGGAGATATTATTGAGAATGCTATGCATGGAAAAGAAGAAACGAATGAACTAACTGTCATCGACCAAGTTATTAAATCTTCTGAAATACTCATTATGGTGGTAGAAAAGTTGAAAAAAGCATTTGGTAAAGTATTTGTTCCTTCAGTATCTGGAAATCATGGAAGATTAATTGCAGATAAATATGTGAAGAATGAAGATAGATATAATCATTCACTTGAAAAAATTATATACTATAATGTTGCTAAGCATTTTGATAGAGACTCTTCAGTTACTGTATATAATCAACCTTCTGATATTTTATACTTTTCAATTAATGGTTTACGATTTAGACTTGAACATGGCGATGCTATTCAATTTACAGGTCAAGCAATTTCAGGACCACTAAACTCTTGGGAAAGAGCTAGACTAAAAAGAGCATCTGTTGATTCTTCAATGAATAAACCATTTGATATTTTTATTTGTGGACATTGGCATTGCCATGTTATTCAAGAAAAAATGGTAGTGATGGATTCTCCAGTAGGATATAATGCTTACTCTCAGAGACTATCAATGCCATATTCTCTTCCAGGAATAACAACATTTGCAATAAACTCAAATGGAAACTTAATATTTTCAACTAATCTCAAATCAAGAAAGAAAGTTGAGCGACCTCAGTCAAATAATAGAATAGAAATCTTCTAGTAAAGAGATGGTTAATTCCATCTCTTTATCTTCTTTTAAACAATATTTAATTATAATTCATAAAATATCATGATAAGGAGAGTCTATATTGTCAAACTCTAAAGACCTTGCAGTTAAATATCTTCAAAAGATAAATGCATCGATTAAATCTTCTTCAGCAACTTTTATCAACATTAAATGTCCTCTTTGTAACGAAGGGCATTCATCATTCAAAGCAAGAGGATATGTACTTTTAGATAAAGAAGCTCCAATATATTATTGCCATAATTGTCTAACTGAAGGAATTTCTTTCTATAATTTCTTAAGTCAGATAGATGCTGCTTATGCAAACGATTATAAATTAGATATTAAAAAAGAAAAACTTCAATCATTTTCAAAATCATCATATTCTAAAGAAATTAAAACAGTGTTTAGCAACAACGAGCAAACACAAGAACAAGAGACAATACCTAATATAGTACCTAAGTATAACTTAATAGTAAAAACCTTTTCTAGAGGCGTCTATACAATTAATAAAAATGGCTCTTTAGAAGATACTGAATATGATTTATTAGAACTTTCAGATGAAGCTGTTTGTTATCTTTTAAATAGAGGCTTTACCGAAGAAGATATTCAAGATTTTAAATTTATCAAAGAGTCTGGAGATATTGTTATTCCGATGTGGTATGATAAGCCTCAAAATCTAGTATATGGTATGCAAATGAGGTCTATTTATGAGAAAAGATTTCATAACCAAAATTTTAGAGACAATCATAAAGTTTGGAATTTAATGTATTGTTTATCTTTACCTAAAGGTTCTACTGTTTATGTTGCTGAATCAATTTTTGATGCTATGTCAACTGGTTTGCCAAATATTTTAGGAGCTATAGGCAGAACATTATCTAAAGAAGTTATCAATCTATTTAAAGATTATAAACTAATATTCCTTTTTGATGCCGATGAATCAGGTGATAAATCAACTTTAAAATATTCTCTACAAGGTTATTCATGTTTATTACATCAAAAAGATATGTATGCTTTCAAAGATTTTAATAAATTGCTAGAACTTGGTCAACCAAAAGAAGAAATTGCTAAGTATATTGAAAATAATGTAGCCTCAGGACTTAAATGTTCAACGACATTAAAATTGAGAGGAGTTTCTTTTTAATTTGTTTTTAAGGTTATCTTCTATATAATTAATGTAAGATTTAAGAAGGAGAGAAGAAGATGTATTCAAAATGGAAAGAAATCAAAAAAGAGCTAAATATAGAAAAGAAAGATATTTTAAACATTACAAAAACTCCAACTGAAACTGTTATTTTTATAACTGATGAACTTGATGAATCGTTAACAATTACATTCTATACTAAAGAAAGATGGTTAGATATATTTCATAGAAACTCAGCGACTTTTATAATAAGTCAAGAATATTAATTTATTATAAAATAAGATACGTTTTCTATTATTGCAATTTTATCACTCGGTTTAGCAAAATATTTATCAGGCGAAGTTCGTTGATGTTGGATAATTGTTTCTATATTAATAATATTTCCTTTAATAGTTGTAACAATATCATTATATTTACCAATTCCATTCTTTCTATATAAAATATGATAAGATTCTCCGTTTTTAGGAGAAAAATTATCTAAAAATTTAGTAAAGATTCTAGTAAATTCATCTTTTGAAATTCCATGTTCTCTTGACACTGGACTAGAGCCTCTTTTATCTTGATTATGTTCTTTTTTTATAATATGAAAATTTTTAATTGATATAAATGTATTGGAAGGTCCTTCTTTATCTTTTGCTTTTTGAATTATTTTTAAAGCTTCTTGAAGTTTGGCATCAAATTCAACAAAAGTCATAAAGTAATCCTTTTTATAATTATTTATTTGATTATAAGGTTTATTTCTATATAATTATGGTAAGATTTAGAAAAGATAAGGAGTCGAAAGATGAAAGATGTAAAATTAGAAGAGTTGATGTCGCCAGAAGAGATTTTTGAGGAGATTAGAAGAACTAATCCTGAATTCTTCTATGAAGATTATAAAGAGTTTATTCCAAATGAATATGTAATAACAGCTAAAGACGATTTTGGTTCTTATGTTTTTATAATTGACCCAAATGATTATATTTTAGTAAAGGCTTAAAAAATGTTAAATATTATCAACGAACTAAATGAGTCTAACTCATCAAACTATAAACTTCAAGTTCTTAAAAAATACTCAACTAATGAACAACTCAAAAGACTTCTTAAAATGACTTATTGTACTGTATCTTATACTTATGGCATTTCATTGAAAAGAGTGAGAGATATTGATGAATCTGAATATAAGAATGAAAATAATTTAACTTCAGCACTTAATGTCCTTGAAAAAGAATTTGCCTCTAGAAACTGGTCAGGTAATTTTGCTCATGAGATGTTGGAAGAGTTGTTGCTCTCACTTACAAAAGAAGATGCGGAAGTATTGAGAAGAGTTATAGATAGAGACCTCAAGATTAATATTGGTAAGACACAAATTAATAAAATTTTTAAAGATTTAATTGTCGACTTGCCGTATATGCGCTGTGGAGTATATTCAGATAAGACAGCAAAGAAGATTAACTTTCCTAGTTGTATTCAACTCAAGGCCGACGGTTCATTCAGGTCTGTAGTAGTTCAAGGAAGTTCAGTTAAGTTTTTCTCTAGAAGTGGAGAAGAATCATATTTTCCTATTTTAGCAGAGTCATTTTCAAATCTATCAGATGGTGTTTATATGGGTGAGCTACTAGTAGATGGAGTTACTGATAGAAGTGAAGGTAATGGACTCTTGAACTCAGATACACCACCTCATGATAAAATTTATATTCAATTATGGGATTATATTAAGTTAGAAGAATGGTCAGCTGGTAAATCTGGAGTACCATATATTCAAAGACTTAAAGAATTAAAATTTGAACTTCCATCAAATAACTTCCATATCCAACTTATTCCTACTTTTAATGTTAAAAATATCCAAGAAGCACTACAAAAGACTTCTGAATTTATGACTGCTGGTTATGAAGGGTCTATTCTTAAAGATTGGAACACACCATTTAAAGATGGAACTTCAGCAACACAACTTAAACTTAAACTTTGTATAGACGCTTCAGTTAGAATTACTGGATTTACAGAGGGCTCTAAAGGTACAAAGAGAGAAGCTTACTTCGGAGCAATTACATTTGAAAATGATGAAGGAACTATTAAAGGTCAAACATCAGGATTTAGCGATGCTCAACTAAAAGATTTTAACTCCAGGAGAGAAGAGCTTATTGGAAAGATTATAGATGTTCAATTCAACGATTTAACTAAAGGAAGAGACAATGAGCATTATGCTCTTTCACATCCAAGATTTTTACAAGTAAGAGAAGATGTTACGAAAACCGATACATTAGAAAGAGTACTTGAATTAAGAGAAATGGCAATGCAACTAGGAGCAAAATAATGAGAAACTTATTATATGTTGAAAATTCATCTGAGATTGATAGAAGAGAAGTTTATCTTTGTCCAAAATGTTTAGGAGTAGTATCCTTTCAAAAACCAGATAGTAGTAGAAAGTATGTTTAGTTTTGTAATTCTTGTTGGAGAGAATGTTCTATTGAAGAGTTGAAAATTAAAATTGGAGAGAAAGTATGTTAACAAAGGAACTTTATCGTTTAAAGTCAAAAACACCTTCTAAAAATGCACATCAAGAATGGTGGACATTTCTACATCCAGCTGGAGATGTGGAGGTTGTTCTTAGAAATTGGAGAAGTGGTAAACCAATAGTTATTGGAAATGATTTTTTTATAGAGAAGCTTAAAATAGAAGGATTACTTGATTCTCCTTGTACTATTGATAATGAGTTCTTGAAGGAATATTATGTTGAACTTGAAAAGGCACAAACAAAATTAATCAAAAGACGACCGCTAGAATCTTAAGGTTATATTAAGAAGATTATACTATAATTATATATCTTTAGTGAAGGAGTTATAAAGTAATGGAACTAAAAGAATTGAAAGTTTACCTTCTAGATAAAGGCTTTCAAGAAACTGAAAGGAATACATTTACAAAACAATATAGAGTCCGCAACTCAATGGATGACAATAAAAATTTTGTAACTGCTATCTATAAGGTTACAAAAGGAAAAGTATTCTTTCGTATGAAGTTAATTCAGAGAACAGAAACTTTGAAAAAAGGTGCTCTAGTTCATATGTCTATCAATGAGGCAGGTGAAATTTCAGGCTTAAAATCAACTATCTCAGCATAGTTTCAAGAAAAATCAAGAGAGGTCAAGAAAAATGGATTTTGCATCAATGTATAAGAAAATGGAAGAAGAAGCGGCTTCACCAGACAGGTATAAAACGAAACCAGCGTTTGAGAGCGATTCTAGATTCTACAAGATTAGTAAAGATAAAGATGGAAATGGAACTGTTATTGTTCGTTTCTTACCATCATTCAACAAAGATAGGACTGCTTTAAATACACATGTTCTTAAAAAGGTTCATGCACTTCAATGGGAGAAGCATTTCCCAGGTAAAGACAAACCAGAACGAAGATGGAAACCCGAGTTTATGTGTCCTAAAACAATCTCTTCAGACCATAGCTGTCCAGTATGTGATTATGGTTGGGATATGTATAATGAGCTTAAAGAAGCAGGCGAAGTAAAAGATAAGTATGACTTATACCGTAGAGCTTTTACAAATTCAGAAAAAGTAATTACAAATATCCTTATTGTAAAAGATGAGCTACATCCTGAAAATAATGGTAAAGTTTTCCTTTTTGAACTTTCTAAAACTGTTTTAGCGATGTTCCCAAAAGAAGTAGAAAAAGTAAAAGAGATGACTGATGATGATAAAAAAGCATCTGGATGTCCTTCTGATATGAAAGTTTTTGACCCATTTAATGTGATGTGTTCTAAAAATATCTGTTTGAAGTTCAAAGATAAGAAATTTGTTACTATTCCTGCAGATTATTGGGGTTCGTCATATTTTACCAATTCATTCTCAGCAATTGCTACTTCAATGGAAGAAACTCAAAAGTTAGTTGAGTCTACTCATTGTTTAGATGAGTTCATTTCTGATGCAAATCTAATATCATCAGAAGAGATGTTAAAACAACTTGATTATGTTTTATTTAAAGATGCAAAACCTAAGAAAGAAAAAACAGAGACGCCTAAACAAGAACCAGTATATCAAGCTCCTGTAGTTGAAATTCCTGCAGTTACTCAAGATATGAATGCTATGTTGTTGAAAGCTGCTCCTGCTGCTGTAGTAGAAGAACCAAAAGCTGAGGCAGTTATGGAACCAGTAAAAGAGCCTGCTCCTGCAGTAGCTACTACATCAGCTAAAACATTATCAGATGAAGAATTTTTAGCATCTTTAGGAATGTAATAAGATGACAATCGAAGAGCTTCAGATTAAATTTGAAGAAGATACTTTGATTACTGAGGCGATGATTGATAAACAAATCATCGCCATTCCTAAAATGATGTCAAAGTATATCTTTGCATATTCAGATAGATTAAAACTTCTGTCTGAATGTTCTTGTCAACGAGATGAATTATTTCATAATTTCATGATGGAGTATCGAGCTGGAAAGACTGATATTTCAAAATTTACTTGGAGTGCCACTGAGTTGAAGAAGATGATTGAAACTTCTCCTAGATACCTAGAACTATCTAGAGAAGAGTATAAACATCAAAATGAACTTAAAGTAATAGAAGAAATGATTCAAGCAATTAAAGCGATTGGCTATTCAATGAATAACTATATTGCTTATAAAAAATTAATGAATGGTGTAATATGACTTTAACTGAGGTAACTGAAACTTTTTATGCAATTCTACTTTATAAAAAAGAAGGATATGATTGTTTTAAATATAACTTTAAGTTGCCTCAGTCCTACAACAAACCTCTCGAAAGATTTTATGAAAAGAATAAATTTAAAAAAAAGTAATGGGTTTATTAATGACTATAAAGAAATGAAGTTACTTTCTATTTCTGAAGTATTTAATATTACCCAAAGGAAAAAGTATTTAACTATTCCTAATGTATCAACACCTAATATTGATTTAAAAGAGAATGATATAGTATGTGTCAAGACTGAAATAGAT